CCTCTGTTGGTGTTGGCAGATCGCGCGACGCCACGGGTACACATACAACAAGGGTCGTGAGGCCCGTCAGTTTTGAGGAACCACAAATGACTGAAGAAACGAAAGTCGACGTTCAAGCGATTCGCGATGAAGAGCGTTCAAAATACGAAGCGGAGCAGCAAGAGCGAATCCGCACAATTAACGACATGGCGAAAGACGCTCCCTATCTCAGAGAGTTAGCCGACAAAGCACTCGAAGAGAATCAACCTCTCGACGTGTTCCAACGCGCTGCGCTTGAAGCCACCAAGCAAGAGCTTAAAACCCAGCCGGTTCAAAATGATGATTTCATCAATAACCCCGTTCGCGTTGATCTAACGCCTAAAGAGCAAAAGAGCTATTCGTTCATGAGAGCGATACAAGCATCTGCCTCTAACGATTGGTCTGGCGCTGGCTTTGAAAAAGAAGTCTCAGACACCATCGCTCAACGGCAAGGCGCAAGCTCTGGCGGTTTCTACATTCCAACTGATATGTCATGGGGAACTCGTGATTTGACCGTTGGAACCGATAACGCTGGTGGTTATTTGGTTGGAACCGATCACATGGGTTCGGACTTCATCGCGGCTTTAAGAGCCAAAATGGTTGCCATGCAAGCTGGCGCTAGATTGATGTCTGGGCTGGTTGGCAATATTGCTATACCTAAGATCGCCACCGGAACAGCGGTTGGATGGGTTGCTGAAGCAGCGGCACCAACTGAGGGCCAACCCGTATTCGCGCAAATCTCTCTATCCGGTAAAGCGGTAGTTGGATACGTTCAGATTTCCAGAAATCTTCTGGTTCAATCTGATCCTAGCGTTGACTCAATCATTCGTGAAGACATCACCAACGGCATCGCCGTCGCATTAGATGCGGCTGCTCTCGTCGGTGGAGGAACTAACGAGCCAACTGGTGCTTTAAGCACTTCAGGCATCGGAAGCGTTAGCTTCTCAAGCTCTGGCGCTCCAACGTGGGCCGAGATTGTAGAGATTGAATCTGCGATCACAGCCGACAACGCTGAAACTGGCGATATGGCTTATGTCACTACTCCCGCACTTGCTGGAACTCTAAAGAGTACCGTCAAGGGTGGAGCTGGATCAGGCCGATTCATCTCTGAGAATGGTGAGGTTAACGGCTTCCCAATCTACAACACCAGCAGCATGACCGCGAACAACATCCTACTAGGATCGTTCAGCGATTTGATTGTTGCTCAGTTTGGTGCGGTTGAGGTTATCACTCAGCAAAACGCAACAACTGGTGTTCTTGACCTTGGCGTTCATCTCTTGGCTGACGTTGGAGTCAGAAGAGCTGAAGCGTTCGCGAAAGGCGCTTAATGCCAATTAAAACCACAGACGCTCCCGGGTTAGTCCCGGGGGCCGTCAACGGAGGATCTGGACGAATGGCGAAAGTCAAAATGTTACGCAGCTCGGTCGCCTCTGGCGTCGACGTGAAGGAAGGCAAGGTTTACGAATTGTCTGAGGAAGACGCGCGCACATTAATTCAAATGGGCAAAGCGATCCCCTCCCCTAAAGGCAAAGTCGAAAACCGGGAAGCTGACACGAAGAAATCAACGAGGTCTAAAAAGTGAAGATCAAATTGTCCAAAGCTGCCGAAACCGGTGGCAAGAAATATAAGTCGGGCGATGTGGTCGAAGTCAGTATCGAGGTCGGTCAGAAATTGATTGATCGAGGTTTAGGCAAAGAAGACACCGGCAAGGCTAAGGAAGACTAAGTGTGGCGGGTTCATTCCTTACTGATGATCTTGAAATGTTGTTGCAGACAAGCGACTTCGCGGTTAGCGCGACGTTTGGCGGTGCGACTATCAATATCATTTTTGATGAGGAATATCTCGGCCAAGATGTTGGCGGGTCGACCCTAGTTTCCGGGTCTAACCCTATTGCCTATTGCCGGACGTCAGACGTGTCGGCAGCAGCTCAAGATTCGACCATCGTAATCGATTCGACGACCTACACGGTCATTGATGTCGAGAACGACAATACTGGAATGACTTTGTTAAGGCTGCGAACGTGACTCACGCTCGGCAGCAACTACGCGAGCGCGTCGCGACCGATGTCACGGGTTTAACGACGACCGGATCACGGGTTTATCAGTCTCGAATTTACAACCTCGAGAAAACTGATTTGCCGTGTCTTCTGGTTTATTCAAAAAACGAGGATTCAGAACGTGACACGTTCAAAGGGACTAATGGACTTGCGAGGAATTTATCAATCGTTATTGAGGGTTATCAAAAAGGTGCGTCCGATCTTGATGATTCTCTGGACACGATTGCTGAAGAAGTTGAAGCAGCTCTGGGAGCTGACCCAACGCTAAACGGGCTGGCGAAAGATTCGTCGATTGTCAGCACTGATATCGAATACACCGGGGACGGGGAAACCCCCATCGGACTCGTTCGAATGACGTTTAACGTCAACTATCGGACGACGACGACGGCTCCCGGCACAGCTATTTAAATAGGAGAAAAAAATGGCTAATCACACAAGCGCAAGCGGGATCATAAAGGTGGGAGGTACTGCGGTAGCAGAACTTCGCTCTATGAGCCTAAGCGCCAATGCAGAAGTCATCGATGCCACGTTATTAACGTCATCGTCAAAAGTAAATAAAGCCGGAACGAAATCATATTCAGGCTCTTGCGAAGTGTTCTGGGATGAAACCGACACTAGTGGTCAGGGCGCTCTCGTTGAAGGCGCGTCAGTGACAATTTTGTCTTTATTTGAAGGCGACACGTCTGGCGATTATTCGTATTCGCTGAGCGCGATTGTCGATTCCTTAGAAGTTAGCGCAAGCGTCGACGGAATGGTCGAGGCGAGTTTTAACTGGACGGGTACAGGAGACATCACTAGAGGCACCGTCTAATGAGCGTGCTTGATCAGGCGACCAAGCACTTCGAGGCGAAGCTGGGTGAAATGCAATCGGTCAAAGTTCCTGAGTGGGGAACGACGGTTTACTTTCGTCCGGTCACCCTTGATGAGCAGGGCGTGATTTTTGGATTGCAAAACGACGGCAAATCAGCCGACGCGGTTGCGATGACAATCATTCTTCGAGCGCGTAACGAAGACGGCACCAGAATGTTCAAGAAAGCCGACAAATTCGAAATCATGCACAAGGTCGATCCCGACGTGATCACCAAGATCATCAACGCAATGGGCGAAGTTGATCTCATAGACGAAGACGAGGAAGAACTCGCAAAAAACTCCGAAACGACAGCGACCTCCGGTTTGCACTCCATTTAGGGGAGGCACTCCACAAGGATCTGGGTGAGGTGCTGTCGATGACGGTGTACGAGTTCAAATTATGGTCGGCACATTTTAGGTTAAAAGATGGCAAATAATGTACGCATCCCAATAACCGCCACGGACAAGACCGCCGCCGCGTTTAAGTCGGTGGGTCGTCGGATGGGATCGCTAACCGGAAAGATTGCTAAAATGGGCGCTGCCTTTGGTGTCGCTGGCGTCGGCGTGGGCGCTGCACTGGTGAAGTCATCAATGAATTCCATTGATCAACTCGGGAAGATGGCCGACAAAATCGGGACGTCAACCGAGGCTCTAGGGAAAATGCGTTACGCTGCCGAGCTGACGGGGGTGTCTCAACAGACCCTCGATATGGCAATGCAGCGCTTCACTAGACGGCTCAGCGAAGCCTCACTCGGAACCGGAGAGGCTCGAGGTGCGTTGATGGAGCTGGGTCTTTCATCTAACCAGCTGCTAAAACTACCGCTAGATCAACAAATGCAAAAGATTGCGGGAGCCATGCAAGGTGCTGGCACTCAAGCGGATCGCGTTCGCATTGCGATGAAGTTATTCGACTCTGAAGGTGTTGCGTTAGTTAATACATTGGGCGAAGGATCTAGTGGTCTCAAGGAAATGAGCGAGGAAGCTGACGCGCTGGGAATTCTCCTATCCCGGGCCGACGTCAAAGCCGTTGAACAAGCAAACGACGAGCTAACTAAATCGTTTTTGATCTTCCAGAATATCTTCAATCAGATCGCGGTCGACCTTGCTCCATGGGTGACGGCTCTCGCCACGAAATTTCGTCAGGTCTCTATCGATGCGGGTGGCTTTGGTGACATCGGTCAGAAAGTGATCAATGCTGTAGCGGGTGCTGTCACTGTGTTAGTCGACGCAATGCGATTGCTTGAGAAAACCGTCTTAGGCATGAAGATCGCGTGGGCCGTTTTCGAGGTTGCTGCGCTGACCGCGTTTAACGTGATTGCTTCGCCGGCTGCCGTCGTACAAGGACTTATCAACAACATTCGAGAGGCGCTCGGCGAACCGGTTAAAGAAATCCCATGGAAC